ACTCGTCGTCGTCGACCACAAAAACAGGGAGCGCCCCAGTCGGCGCGAACGCCGTCCAGGCTGCGCCGATGTAGAAGGCGATGTCGTGTTCGGAATATCCAGCCCAGGAGCCGCCGGAGGCGCTGGCGGTCATGATGTAGGCGTCCCCCTCGGTCGGGCTGCCAGGCTGCGCGTCGGTCGTCCGAGAGAGAGCCCGGATCCCGAGCTTCTGGTCGATCATGGCGATCAGATCATTATAGGGCGCGTTCGGCTGGGTGATGCCGGCGGCCCAGGTCATGAACCCGTGGATCGGTGTGAATGTTCCCATCTATACAGCCTCCGAGAGTGCCCGGCCTGGGCCGGTGAATTGATTGAGCGCCATGATTGAGACGTCATTGAATGAGCCCTGGGCCGAGCCGAAGTCGGTGATCTGATCGGCTTCGGTATAGGTCCAGGTTTTGATCGCGGTGTCGAGCACGTCATAGAACACGACCGTCGCGCCGACGGTGAACTGGAGCCGCCAGCCGTACCAGTGAGCCGAGCCGATCGGATTGGCCGGAGTGCCCAGCCGGAGCCGAGGCGTCCAGGCGAGGATCCAGTCGTTCCCGGACTGGTTCGCGACCAGGTCGATCGGGCTCCATTCGGTTTGAGACTCGCCGACGAAGGTGACGGAACGCGGCGTCGCATCGCTCGGAACCTGGCCGTAGGAGACCGTCCGCAAGTTGAACGTCTGGTCGAGGAGCGCGATGTCGGTCGGGACCAGGACCGGCTCGGTCAATAGAACGAACTGGTCGGCGATACTGTGCGCCGTCGGTATGGTATCCAGCCGGCCTCGGAGGAGATAGGAGAGACGCCAGGCCAGGCCCTCGGCGACGACGTCGCGGAACTGGAGGATCTCATAGCCGGCCCCGGTGAATATGACGGCCGCGTTCGCACCCTCGAACAGGCGCTCGGTCGTGATGCTTTCGAGGTCTCGGTTCGAGGTCACGAGGATCGAGTTCGTGATGTCGATGACGTGTTCCGGGGCGAAGGCCAGGGCCTCGTCCAGGACGCCGAGGGTCGAGTTCCGAATGAGCTCGAACTCGCGTTGATAGTCGACGCCGAGCTCGCGCTGGCCCTGGGCCCCGTTCCAGGCCGGCGCGGATCCGTGGCCGGCTGCGTAGTAGTGGAGGGTGTCGTGAGCCGCCAGGAGGGCCGGGAGATCCATGAACGCCCAGGTCGTGTCGCCAGGTAGGGCACTCGGCGGAGGCGTCGGAGCGATGATCGTCGGGGCGACCGCGCCGGAGGTCCAGGCACTTTTCCGGTCATACTTGGCGACGATGTCGATCAAGCCCTGGCGGAGGTCGGTGGTCTTGATCCGCATCCGCTTGAAAGTGCCCGGCCGGATCTCGACCGAGAGAATGTTCGACGGGACCAGGCGGGCCCAGTTCTCCGAGAGGCCGAAGGTGGCCTCGCCGGCGAGCTCGACCCAGGACGACTTGTGGAGAATGTTGGCGCGTTGCGCGGCCTCGTCGGCTTCCAGATTAACAAAACACTCGATATTGATTTCAGAGCGGACCCGGACGTCCGGAGTGAGTCGCTCGCTGGTCTCCTTGGTCGGCGCGTAGTCGGTCTCGGCCGAGGCGTAGGAGAGGTGTAGCTTCGACGGGAACTCGACCTCCTGTTCGCGGGCCGTCTCGACGATGACCTCGTGACCATAGACGAGCTCCTGGTGTGTGATGGTCGCGATCACATCGCGGCCTCTCATCAGGCCGTGGAGCTTGCTATCGATCTCCGGCATGTCGAAAAAATAGATCCGCTGGAGGCCTCGGATACACTCGGCCGAGCTCGCCAGGGACGAGATCATGTAGCCCCGGACGATCGTCGGATAGAGCTCGTCGAGCATAAGCTGATCGGCGGTGATCCCGGCCTCCTTGCACAGATCCCCGACGATCTCGGAGAGACGATTTTTCGAGCCGGCCGAGACGTCGAACTTGAGCCGGCCGTTCTTGGTCATGCCGACCCGGTAGAGCTTGGCATCGCCGACGCCGGTCCCGAGTGTTCGCTCTACCGTGTAGCGATCCCGCTCCTGGCGATAGTAAACAGTGCCGGCGCGGATGTAGGCGAGGATGTCATCGGCCTCTCCCGTCTGTAGCCATCGATGATCATCAAGGCATAATTGAGGGCTGCGGCTGCCGGCCGGGAGGGTCAGCGTTTGGTAGTCCTCCAGGACCGTATCATAATAATAATACTTACAAGAACCATCCTCCAGGTAGTAGCAGATAATGAAGTCCATGTTCTGGTTGAACGCCATACAGACTTCTTTCACGTTCGCCACATTGAGCACGACCGTCGGGGATCCGAACGACTCCGGGATCATGGTGAAGTCGCCATAGCCCGGACTGAGCTCGTCGTCGTCGTAGGTCATTGTCCAGAACTGGATCTGGGTTCCCTGGGTCCCATCATAGAGCGCGATCCCGCCCTCCTCGAAGTCGACGAAGGGCGACTTATAGCGATCATACGGCGGGATGTAATCCGCGAGGATTGGGGTGCTCGACGCTTGGTTGTCCGGTAAGGCCATCGGCTAGGGGATCACAGTCCGGTCCCAGGCCAGGTTCCAGGTCAACGTCATGAGCTTCGTATCGTCCTTCGGGACCGGGCCGCCGCCCGAGGTCACGTCGTAGGTCATCTGATAAACGCCCAGCCTGGTATAGAGCAAAATGGCCGCGAAACCGTCGCCGCCGCCGTCGGTACAGTTGCCCTCTGCTAGAGGGACGTCCCAGGTCGCGTCTCTGTTGTATGTCCCTGGTGTGTAGGTTTCGTAGGGTGAAGTCGTGCCGCCGGAGATCGTGGCGATGTCGGTATCGGTGGCGCTGGGTTCGCTAGTGACCGCGCCGATAACGGCGTCGCTACTATAGAATCGACCGTACAATCCATTGCCAAGGGTTCCGAGAACGCCCTCGATAAATTCCGCGATCCACCACCAGTCCCGTTCGCCGCCCAGGGTTAGCCTCGCCGGCCGGATTGCAAAATCATAGCTCACTCCGTCAATAGTGCAGGTCCCGGTCCCATCTTGCGGGTCGCCGGCGGCGTCGATGTAGTCCGGATAAATGCGGTGTTCATAAACCACATCGAGCCATTCATCCGAGAGGATCTGGATGGTCGTCGGAGTGCCGCCGCCGTCCTTGATCAATGACCGGCTGTATAGGTTGCCGTTGGTGCTGGCTGGTGCCATGCCGACCTCGGAGAGTATGCCCTCGGCCACTCCTGAGCCGAAGCGGTTGGTCTGGACGTAGGTCGAAAAATAGGGCGGTGTGGCTTCCTGTCCTGGGACGCCGGCGGTTTTGTCGCCATCGCCAGTTAAAAAGTTTTCCAGGATACTATCGGTTTCTTCTTCGGCCGTGGCCCCGGTCCCTACATGGCACTTTAAAATATTATTATCTAGCCGTTCATTAGCGGTTAAGTCCAGGCCATTATTGGTAATGACATTATTGAACGGGGCGATCTCTCCGGTGACTACATCGCGGCCGGTGCCTGGCAAGGGACAGCCCATACGGTCATAAATACAATCGATTTCCTTGCCCTTTTTCATGCTGTAACGGGCCGCAAGTTTGGCCCCCGCGCCGGCGCTGATATGTATTTCCTGGCGTTTGGGGATGTATATTCCGCCTGGGGATTTTTCCATCATGTCAATGTGCCTCCTAATGGGGTGACTGTCCCGTCGATACCCTCGATCGGATAGTGTGAATAAAGGATTAAACCCTGAGCAAATTCGCCATCTAATGGCGTGACCGAACCGTCGATGCCTCCTGGTTCTACATCGAAAGTTTTCAATACCTGGTCGATGGTGCCGCCGAGGGGCACTACCGAACCGTCGATGCCTTCGGGCGGCCAGTCCTCGTAAGATTTGAGAGCCGCAGCCAGGCCGCCGCCGAGGGGCAATACCGACCCAGCGACCGCGCCGGCGTCATAGATAGAACTCTGCCCCCCGACGGCCAGGACGGACCCGATGATCGCGCCGAAGTCCTCGATCGGGTAGGGCTTGCTGGTGAGGGTCAAGTCCGCGCCGGTCTGGAGCTCGAAGCGATATTGGGGGATCGCCGAGCCGAAGTCGGTTATATCGTAATTATCCCAGACCGCATAAGGGAGGCCCCGGAAGGCCGGCGTCGTGCCGACGCCCCAGTGAGCCTCTAGTTCTGGATCCGGAAGCTGGGCCTCGTCGCCATAGTAGAGCGTGAAGTTTTTCGCATATTCGACCGTGTCCGCGATCGGGATCGCCGGCGTCTCTCGCATGTCATAGACGAGCTTATCGTTCTCCCAGATCCGCAGGATCCCAGCGATCGGTCCCTCGATCGAGCGGGCCAGGCCGATCGCGAAGGTCCGGTCGCGGCGGATATTGACGACGGTGACGCCGCCGCCCTTGCCTTGCTTGTCCTTCTCCTCGCGCTCGGTGATCGGGTTTTTCTGGATGATATTCCCGGCGGTGTGAATGATCCCCCAGCCGACCGGGATCGGAACGCCGTCGCGGCCGGTCTGGACCGGGGCCTCGCCGAGCTTCGGGCCCTGGATCTGTTGCGGGTCGATCATGCCGCCGATCGCCGAGCCCAGGGCGAAGCCTATTTGAGCGCCGACCGGCCCTCCAAAATAGCCGCCGATGACTCCGCCGGCGAGGCCTAGACCTTGACGGGCCATGCGTAGACCTCCTCGATCTGGTCGAGCCGGCGCTGGTCCATCCGTTGATAGACGACGCGGCCGATCTCGGCGTAGGCGTGAACGATCCCCAGGCCGTGCGGGTGTGGGACTACGATCCCGACGTGGCCGATCTGGGCCTGGCCTGGGAGTTGCATCAGGAGGACATCATTGACGCCAGGAGGGCGCGATACAGGCGGCCCCAGGTGCCTCTCTAGGGTCTCCCGAAGGAGGGTCCCGCTGGGCTCTCGGGCGTAGACTTTCGGGTCATCGGTCGGGACGCCCAGGGCTTCGGCGATGTAGACCAGAAGGCCAGTACAATCGATCCCCGCGATGGTCCGTCCCTGGTGCAAGAACGGGACGCGGAGCTCGGCCAGGTCGAGCGCGATCTCATAGGGTTGTCTCATGGCGGCGTCGGCTCCGGTGCTGGCTGCGTAACCCAGGCCGCGACGGTCGCGCCTGGCATGACCTGGCTCGCCTCGTCGCCGGCGGTGATCCTCGGCTCGCCTCGGAAGTTGAGGGCGTTGTCATACAGGGCGATACAGTCCTCGTCGAATCGCTTCCCACAGTCGGGCCGGATGTCGAAGCCGTCGGTCGCCTGGATGTCGTAGGGCGTTTGATAGGTGAGCTTGATCTCGTCCCCGAGGACCTCCTCGATCTCGGTCGTGAGGCCGGCGTTATCGCCCGAGGTGAACGTGACCAGGCCAGGCACAAAAGGGAGCGCCCCGCCTGGGCCAGTAGCCGAAGGCGTAGTCGTAGCGGTGAAGATCCGGTCAGGCTCCTCGGCATCGACCGAGGCGACGGTGTCCGAGTCCCATAGGCTCGCCGCATCGAACCGACACGGAAACCGCTGGCCGTCCTGGCTGCCGAACTGGGCTCGACAGGTGATCGAGTAGAGCTCGATGAATGATTGCTTGAGGGACTGGGAGAGGCCTCGAAGTTCAACGACGCCGGCCAGGCCGTCCAGGCTGCGGACGGCCCCGGTCGTCCCGCTTAAAAGGTTGTAGTGTCCGGCGGTTTTATCGGCCCAGTTGATCCGGTAGACGTTGAACTTCGCGAAGTCCAGGACGCCGGCGTTGATCTGTTGATCGGTGAAGCCGGAGGAGGGAACGATCAGGAGGGTCGCCTCGGTGTTGTCGACGTCCAGGTGTCCGCTCGCCGAGAGACTCGAATGATCCATTCCGATCGTGGAGGAGTAGATGATCTCGCCGCCGCCGTCGTCGAAGGGGATGTCGCGGTCGTGATTGGTGACGGCGATGATCGTCCCGTTCCTGGCCTTGATCTTGAGCAAGAACGCGAGGGTCGTCCCGTAGCCGTCGAGGTGTGTCTGGAGGAGGATCGGGATCGAGCGGGTGGTCATGCGCCGAAGTCCTCGACCAGGGCGATCTCGGTCGAGTGTGCCTCCCAGTTCTCGAAAGAAAAATCGAGGTTGTCCTCGTCGAACTGGACCGGAACGTCGAACTCGCCAGTCACTCGAATCACGTCGTCCAGTCCCGCGCTGATAGTCAGGATCCCGGTGTCGTAATCTATCGCGAATCCTATCGGGACGTCATTGGCCGTGACGGCGATCGGGGCCGCGTCCTCGACCCAGCCGTTCGCCAGGTTGAACCTGGTCGAGTCGACTGGCTTGACAATCGGGCGCTCGACGATCTCCTCGAAACCAGCCGGCCCGAAGCTGTAGGGCTTGACGATCTGGATCTCCTCGTCGACCGAGCCGTCGGAGATGGCGACCTCCTCGTCGTCGAGTTCGTAGTCGCTCCAGTCCTTAAAGCGGAACGACTTGAGCGGGCCCCTACAGGCGATATAGTTCGACTGGAGCTCTCGATGATATTCGGGCTTGACCGCCTCGAAGGGAGCCCGGAAGCGATACTTCGGTCGATCGCGCTCGGCGTTGCGTCGTTCATGTCCGGAGACCAGGCCGATCCGGGTCGTCGCGAACGTCGGCCCGCCGGTGAAACCGTAGGAGATGTGTTCGTTCATTCGCTGGTCGATGAAATGTTCGCTCATGAGTTCCTCGCCTCCGCTCGACGCTGTACCTGGCCGACCTTGCGAGCGGTCTGGTCGGCGGTTCGCCGCATGGTCTCGGGCGGTAGGTTGACGACGATGCTGGTCGACCTGTTGTTCGTGGTCGGCGGAGCCGCCGGCGTGATCGTGCCGCCCTGGGATCCGGCCATCAGGTAGTCCCTGGAGCCGATCGTGAGGAGCTCGGGACCGCGTTCATTGACCGGATGGATCCGGCCGGGGTAGGTCGTGCCGCCGCCGGCGCGGCCGCCGCTAAACAGGCCCGCGATAAGAGACCCGAGACCACCCCCGGATCCGCCGCCGGCAGTGCCGAACGCGCCGAAGATCTGCTCGATCAATTTCTCGGCGATCAGTTGGGCCGCCCTGGCTTTCATGCGATCGGCGAACTGGTCGAAGGCGTCGCCCATCGATTGGGCCCCGTCGAGGAAGCCGGCGACCGCCGAGGTCGCAGCCATCCGGAAGTCGTCCATCGCCCGGATCGCCTCCTCCTCCTTTTGCCTGGTATCGATCAGGCGTTCGATGGTCGCGATCTCCGCCTCGGTCGCCTCGGCTCCAGCGTAGCGGAGCGCGATCATCCGCTCCCGATCGGGGATAGACGCGGCCCGAAGCTCGGCCTCGAACTGGAGGCTCTCGATCAGGCGTTCGGCATCGTTTAGCTCGGCCTCTTTTGCGACCCGTTCGGCCTCGATCGAGGCGAGCTCCTGGTCGCGGATCTCGATCGCGTTCGCCCTGGCCTGGTTGATGTTGTTCTGGTTCTCGATCGATAGCTGGCCGGCGGCGATCAGGTTCCGCTCCCAGGTGGCGATCTCCGCCAGGGCTTCGGCGTACTCCAGGGCAGCCTCGGCGGCGGGTCCTGCCAGCATCGCCGAGATCTCGGTGACACTATCGGAGAGTTCTCGCGTCGCCTCCTCGCCTACTTTCCGCATCCCGGCCGCGACCTTTTGGGAGATCTTGCGGAACTCGTCGTCGCGGAGTTCGACCTTGACCTCGATCTCCTGGAGATCATCGCCGAAGTCAATGGTCCCGCTCGCGATCTCGGCGGAGGTTAGGACCGGATCCCTGGGCTTATTATAGAAGTCGTCGAGGAGCGCCTCGATCACGGCGATCTCCGCCTCCAGGGCGGCGATGTTTTCCTGGCGGGAGTCGGTGAAAAAGTCGGCGAAGCCGCCGAAGGTGGCGTTCTGTGACTTGTCCAGATCCTCGCGGAGGTCGACCAGTTTCTCGCCCAGGCGATCGATGTCGTCGAGATCCACGTCGCCGAACATGGCCCGGATCTCGTCCTTGAGGAAGCCCAAGGTCCCCGGAAGCTGGGCCCCGACTTCGATGATCTTGACGATACCGGCGACGACCGTGGCGAAGCCCTCCTTCACCTCGGGCGAATTGAGGGTCTGTTCCAGTTCGTTCAAGGCGTCGGTTGCCTTCTGGATGGTCGGTCCATCGCCCTCCAGGAGATCCCCGAAGCGATTGGAGACGGCCTTGAGAGCTCCGCCGAGGGTGTTCCTGGCGGCCTCGGCTGATCCCTCGAACTGGCTCTCTAGCTCCTCCAGGATGACGCCCTGGGCCTCCTCTAGCTTGCCGGCTTTCTGGAGCTCTCGGATCAGATCCTTCTGGCTTTCGGTGAAGGTGATCCCGACCCGCGTGAGCATGGTGAGCCCGGTGATCGGATCGTTCAAGGCCTTGCCGACCTGGATCACTGCGGACTGTAGATCCATTCCCATTTTCGCCGAGAGATCTAGGACCGACTTGGTCGCCCTGGGGAAGGTCTCCCCGCCGATCCCCTTGAAGGTGAGGAGGAGGGACTGGGCTGAGATGATCGCCTCGTCGCCGAACGTGGTGAGATCCTGGAGGGCCGCCGCCTGGTCCTGGAGAGCTTGCGAGGTTTCCTTCGAGAACTTGCCCGTCGACTGGAGGGTCGCGTTTAACTGGGCGATCGCTTGTTCCTGGGCGATCGTGTTCTGGATCACTTTCCGAACAAACAAGCCGGCGGCGAGAGTGCCGCCGATTTTTTTCATGGTCGAGCCTAATCGGCTGGCCTTCTTGTCGGCCTTGTCCGATCGCTTTATGAATCGACCCAGGGCGGACGTGACTTTTTTAATCCCCCTGGTGTCGCCCTTGACTGTTAGGGTGCCGGCACTTGGCATAATTTAAGTCCTCGATATGCGATCGGCCTGGAACAGGAGGGTCGCCTCCCATCGCTGGATATGGTGGCCGGTAAAGTAGGCCCAGGCCCGGAGCTCTCCCCAGGTGATCGGGCTCGGGATCTCATTGAGCCATCGCCAGAGGTGCGGGAAGGAGGTCGGCTCGGCCGGGTGCTTGACGAGTTCGGCCGGCTTCTTGCCTGATTTTTTCCAGGCCCCGATCAGCATCTTTTTATAAGTAAGCTCGCTATTCGGGGCGAGTTGATTGAGCCTTATTTCTTGCTCGATCCAGTCGAGGAACTCCTCTCGACAAGCATAAAAAGACGGGTGTCGCTCGCCTTGAGATCGATCGCCTCCGCATAATGCGGGTGAGCCTTGAGCCAGGCCTCGATCTGTTTCTCGTTCGGCTTAGAACTCGGCCAGGTCGGGCCCGGTTTCGAGAGCTTCCAGTTCGCGATCATGACGACGTGGATCGAGCGGATGATCTCCGCCCGGTCCTTGGTCGAGACCTTGCCCGTCGAGGCCCGTTTCATAGCGATCGCCGAGTCGGCGTCGTCAACGGCGAAGCGAACCGGATCCGACCATCGCGACCGGACCATGACGAAGTCGTCGGAGTCCTGGCCGTCGATGGTCTTGAGGATCATCTTGACGCCGGTGTCGAGCTTGGCGATGTCGAGGGAATAGCTGTCCTTGCCTCCCTTTTTCACCATCTAGGGGATCCTCGTGATACGGATCGTCGTGGCCGCCAGGCCATCGTAGCCGGCCGACATGGTGTAGCTCGGGAGGATCGGACCCTGGCCGCCGACGGCCTTGTCGGCCTGGGTGTAGATGACCGAGGGGAGATAGATCTGGTAGGACTGAGTCGCCTCGGTGAGGGTGACGATGTGGTCGGTCGGAGTCTCGTCGAGATATTTCGCGTACATGGTGCCGTCGGGCATCATGGCGGTCATCGATCCCTCGACCGTGAAGATCCCGTTCTGGACCGAGTAGGCCGGGCGCTGGAACAGGGAGAACAAGGGCTCCATGTTGTTCGAGAGCGTGATGTTGTAGTCGGTCAAATAGTCCAGACCGAGGCCGGCTTCGAGCATCCCGCCCTGGGTCGTGACCATCATCTCGGTCGCGGTGGCTGCGGTGAAGGTCTCGTCGCCTGGGAAGGTGTACTCCTGGGCCTCCTCGCCGACCATGCCGAAGGTTAAGAGCCCCGGAGAGTCGATCGGCGCGGCGATGTTCAAGGTCGCGACCCGGCATCTCCGATAGACGTAGTCGACATTGATGTCGGTGTGGCGCTCGACGATGGCGAAGGTCGGGACCGTCGAGCCGACGTCGATGCTCGCGCCAGGTGTTTCGATCGTGACGCTATCGCCGGCGATCTCGGTGACAAGGGTGTCCCCCTGGAGCCCGCCGATGATCATCTTCCCGGTCGTGAGGGAGATGATCTTCCCGGCGACGAAGTCGTTCTCGGTCGGGTTAGTGAGGAAGCCGACGACGTTGACTAGCTGGCCGACCAGGAAGCCGGCGGTCACGAAACCATCGGCCGAGTCGTTCACGCTGTTGTCGGTGTCATCGACTGAGAACGTGATCTGGGTGTCGGTGACTTGCGCGTCCCAGGCCGCAGCCTGGAGGACCGCCATCATGAGATCCTCGTGAGATCCATAGGACGCCTCGCCGACGATCTCGGCCGAGACTGAATAGGTCCCCTGGCGAGAGACCGGGCGCTGGCGGGCCGGGTTGATCTCATTGCTATCGATCTGCGTGGTGTCGCGGGTCATGCCGTCCGTATTGAATCGGATCGGCTTGAAGTCCGGAGCGGGCGTCGGGATTAATCCGGAGCCGTCCTCCTGGATGTAGTAAAGCTCGACTTGTGAGCCGTTCGCTACAGTTGGCATTTTATAACTCCTATATCGCGGGTCGGATGGTCATGGATGACCAGTTAATAGAGACGGAGATCCGCGTGTATCCGTCAATTTCTCGGACGGCCGAGCGGTCGACTTTAATGATCCGGACCGACTGGCTGTTCCTGGTGAATTGTTTGCCGGCGACGAACTGGTCCCTCACGGCCTGGGCGTATGCAATTAGACCGGCGCGGCCGGTGCCGGGCTCGGTGTTGAAATCGATCTGTAGGATCCCCTCCTCCTTGTCCCAGCCGCGCTCGAAGCTGGTCTCGACATTGGTCCCGACCGGAAGCTGAAACAATGCGGCCCAGTCGTCCCCTCCGGGCGAGGGAGGCGTGAAGTTCTTGTTCTCGTATCCAGTGACCAGGCCCAGGCCGATCGCCTTGTAGCCGGCGATCAGAGCGCCATCGATGTCGATCATGCTCATTATTTTCTCCGGAGCTCGCGGGCTTTTTTCGCCAGGATCGTCTCGGTCTTTGCGACGTTGATCCGGGCCATGCCTCGCGGGGCCTTGGTGTGGCTCCAGCCGTCGAACTCGATCCGCTCGGCGTAGGGCATATTGTTATAAAAGAAGTAGACATCAGGCCCTCGGATCGTGCTCTCGATCTCCAGGATGACCTCGTTCGTGCCGTCGCGGCCGGTCTCTGAATCAGCGGATCCCCTGGATCCGACGGAGGTCTGCCATTCGCCTTGAAGGCGGCCCTCAAGGACCGGGGTGTCCGTAGCGATCCCGGTGAAGGTCTCGATCAAGGTGGCGCGAGCGATCGCCTCCACGTCGACCCGGAGGCGTTTGGCGATGGCCTTCATATCCTTCGCGAACTTGCCCATCTAGCCGGCCCCGCGTACCTGGGCAATCCAGAGAGCGATCCCGTCGCCGACCTCGATCGGGTTGACGGTGATCACGCTCCAGGCGTCGGTCTCGCGGAGGACCTGGTCGTCGATGGCGACGGCCTTGTCCAGGTAGGCCAGGCGATCGCCGGCGCGGATCAGTGAGCCCTCGGGCGCGTTGTGGATATTGATCTGGTCGAAAAAGCACGACGCCGGAGTGTCGACCTGGGACCTGGTCACGGTCCCGGCTTCGTCGTCGCCGCCTCCTGTATCGATGAACGAGCGGATCATGACCGGCCGACCGATCTCCGGATCCGCGAGGATCTGGACGGCGGCCTGGGCGTCGGCGAGGATCGTCATGCTCGGAGGATCGGGATCCGGATCCCGGTCGTCTTGAGGACGTTCTTGAGGAGTCCCTTGACGTCCTTCGGGGCCTGGTCCAGGACGTCGCCCGCCCCGGCTTGATTGCGGTAGGAGATCTCGATCGGGCCGACTTTGATCTTCTCCTTCTGTTCGCCGGAGGGGATCGCCGAGCGGTCCTCCTCGGCCAGGAAGTAGGCGAGCTCGGAGGTCGCCCATATCACGCTCGCCGGGATCTCGCCGGCGGGGATCGGGCGGCCGTTGTTTTCGGCCGTTGCATCGCTCGGGAAGTGCAAGGCCTGGTCGGAGCTGGATCGGTTTCCGATCATGTTGAACCGCTCGATCTCGCGGGTCGCCCACATCAGGGCGGCCTCTTTTTCGGCGGCCGAGAGCGTGGTCCACTCGTCGCCGACGTGAAGCCTGGCGTCGGTGAGATAGTCGTCGGCCTGTTCGAGGGTCGGGTAGCTGTTCGCCGCCGGATCCCCTGGGGTCGCATTGAATACGATCGCCATCGGTTCGCTCCTGGAAAAAGGTCCCCGACCCGAAGGCCGGGGAGAGGGTGAAGCTCCGGTTCTACGGAGTTGTGAAAGTTGCGGCGACGCCGGCGGTATGTTTGAGATCCGCCGCGACCTGGTCCCAGTTGGTCCCGGTTGCGATCTCCGCGTCGAGTGGAGACTTGCCGCCGTTCGCCATGTCCCAGGCGTAGCCCTTGAGGCCGAGGCCGAAGGTGTAGTCGACCTGGAAGGTCGTCTCGATCCGGTCCTTGCCGTTCGTGGTCTGGACGTTGCTGATCAGATCGCCGGCATCGGTGACGGTGGCCGCGTTAGCGACCAGGCCGAGGACGGAGGTCTTGCCCGCGACTACGGTCAAGCTCGGGGCGTCGGTGACGACGATCGCCCGGCCCAGCCAGTCGACGACGGTGACGTTCCCCGCCTCGAACAAGGTGTCGGCGTTCGCCAGATTGAGCGCGATCAGGCTGTGGAACATAGCGCCCGACATGACGTTCGCAATGATCAGGCTCGACTTGTCACCAAATACGGCGTGAGCCTGGTTAATCAGATCGTAGTCGATCGCGCCCGCGTCGTCGGCGGTGTGGCCGGCTTCGATGATCGCGGCGACCAGGGCCGAGACCGAGGTGTTGACCATGTCCGAGAGCATAGCCTCGGCCAGGTTGCGAGAGATCACTTCGATCCCTTCGGCGGTCGGCTTGCGGAGCCAGGTCAACTGTCCAGGCTCGAACAGAATCGGGCCGAAGCCGCCGGCGATCTTGACCGTGTTGTGTTGGTCCTGGGTCAGGTCCGTCGCCGAGGGCGTACCTTGTGCGGCGTAGCGATCGACCCGGCGTTGTGCCGCGTGGATCCCCTGCCAGAATGACTCCTGGAGGAAGTCGCCGTCGAAGCCTTCGGAGGTGAGCACGATCGAGCCATTACTCGCCGCGTTGAATAGTTCAATATTTTGCCCGAGTGTCTCGATGGTGGCGGGCATGACATATTGATCGAATACTGCCATATCAGAAAGGGACATAATTGTCCTCCTTGGTTAACGTGGAAGGTCTGGAAACCTCTGTTTTAATGCCGCGACTCGATCGGCTTTATCGCCTCCCAGGTCGCCGCGTTTGAAGGTGCCGGCCCCGCCGTCGCCCTTGTGTCCGCCTTTGGCCCCGCCGCCGGATGACATGCTCGCAATGATGACCGGCGCATAGGCCGGGTCGGCTGCGATCTCTTTCCCGAGCTCCTCGACCGTGGTCGCGGAGGGCTTACCCTCCTTGTCCAGGACGACCGCTCTCGGCTTGCCGTCATGGATCTCGACGCCGATCCTGGAGCGGATCTCGGATAATACTGTTTTGGCTGATCCCTCGATCGTGATCGAGTTCGCCAGGGTGTTCGCCGCGACCTCCTTCGTCGACTTGTCGATCCAGCCGTCGCGCTTGTCGATCTTGCCCTGGAGCTCCTCCTCGCGTTTGTCGAATTTTTCTTGCCAGGATTTGTTCAGGGCCTCGGTGTCGCCGTCGGCCGTGGCCTTGTTTTTGGCTGCCTTCGCCGCGTCCTTCTCGGCCTTCTCGCGCTTGCGCTGTTCGGCCTTTTTCTCGTCCAGGACCTCGGTGACTTTCGCGTCCATCGCCTCGACTCGATCGGTGAGGGTCTTGTTCTCCGCCTTCGCGGTTTTTAGTTCGGCTTGCACTTCTTCAATAGTCGGCATTGCTTTATCTCCCAGAGATGGCCGGCCCCGCCGGCGGTAGTGAGCGGAGGATCCGCCCGGTGATCTTGTTCCTATCCAGTGAGCGCCGGAGCGCCGGCGTCGCTGATCCGGATCCCCGCCTTCTCAAAGGCGACCGGATCGAGTTTTTGCATCTCGCGCAAGGTCAGAGGCTCATAGTTCGAGGACCTGGTGAGGCGCTGGAACTCCTTGGTCGAGAGCCCGCCGTCGCGGAGGAGCTTCGCCTTGACCGGGCCCAGGGTTTTGTCCTGGAACTTCGCCGGCTGTTTCTTGATCCAGGAGAAGTATGTCTCCTTTTGATCGACCGGGCCGAACTGGCCGGACTGGGTCCGGTCCTCTCGGAGGAAGTCGAACTTCGGATCGAGGACGGCGACGATCTGGCTCCGACAGTTGATGTGTGCCGGCGGGAGCGGGCCCTCGCCGACCGGAAAGATCTCGCCGCTCAAGCCTTGACATATATCGCTCGTGACGTTGTCCAGGGTCGAGACCCATTTGTAGGATTGGACGAGGTCGGAGTTCGCCTCGAAGGTCGCCATCCGGGCCGCGCTCGATATGTGCTGGACCGCCGTCCTGGTCATGGCCGAGGCCTGGCGGTTCATGGTTGCGATCGCGCCGTCCTGGAAGCCCAGGGAGGAGGTCCCGCGCAAGGCCCGGACGATCTCCGCGTTCGTTTGGCCCTCGGCGGATCCGCGCCGGATCATTCCGGTGAAGGTTTTCCGCTGGGTCTCGCCCCAGTCCTTGATAAAGGTGTCGAGGAGCTTGCCGCCGTGGATCCCCCGGACCGAGAGCGGAGCCGCCGTCGCAGCCGCGAGGATTTTCTGAGAGCTCGGAGCCTTCGCCTCGAAGGCCTTGTTATCCCGGAGGGTCGAGGGGACGACCTGGTCGAGGATCTTGTCCAGGCTCGCGGCCTCGAACTTGCCCTCGGAGACGGCCAGGGCCCGGAGGTCCTTGGTCAATTCCTTGATGTAGCGCCCAGTGATCTCCTCGATCATGGTGTCTACGCCGGCCAGGAGGCCGGTGAGGCGCTTCTTGCTGTAGTTCGTTATCTCGCCCTTGCTGAGACGGATCCGGAGGCCCTGGTCGATCTCCTTGAGGAACGGGAGGAGGGTCTTGACCTGGCCGGCCTTGAGCCGCTCGATGAATACCTGGTGTCGGACCGCGATGTCGAAGGCCGCGCCCGGTGGTTCAGCCATTAGGGAAACCAGCCGCCGGCGGGCCGTTAAGATCTAGGCCGCCGCCCTGGGTCTCTAGCTCGCCCTCGATGTCGTCGTCCGACTTCTCGGGATCTATCACGCCTAGCTGGCGGAGAGACATCCAGAGATCGGAGCTCGGGAGTGCTTGCTGTTGCCAGCCGGCGACCAGGACCGCGATCAGTTGCGGGTTAGCGGTGAGCCCGGTGAAGTCGGTCGGGATCTGGAACTTCACATCCTCCTCGCCGGCCTGGGTGAAGGAGCGGGCCCAGGTGAGGGCCAGGGTATAGGCCGCGCTCACGTTGTCGCATACCAGGGAGAGGACACTGTGAGCCGCTGCCGTCTCACTCCTGGACTGTTCGGCGGTCTTGATCGCCTCGCCATGCGTGAGAAGCCGGGCCCCGAGCGCGACCATTTGGTTCTCTTTTTTCGTCATGCCGTCGCCGGCGAGTGTATTGGGATCAGCCTGGAGGAGTGTCGCGTTCGCGCCTTCGGGGAGCGGGACGGCCGCCCTGGATCCGACATAGACGCCCTGCTCCTGCATGAGCTCGACCCATTGTTCGGTCAAGCCGGCGAACACAAAGGTCGGCTGCCCGACGAAAAAGATCGACTCCTCCTGGTCGGCGCTGTTGCGGTAGTGGGCGATGTTCAAGTTCGCGAGGTCCTGGAGCGGTGGCTTGTCGACCTCGTGATTGTTATCGGTCGAGCCGACGAAGGTGAACGGGATGAACTCCCAGGCCTTCCCGGCTGCGTCGGTGGGCTCATATTCTGCGACCACGACGGCCCCGCCGGCCGTGCTGTCCTTCTGCCAGATCCGGACGATGTATCGCGTCCGAGCGGTGGCGTCCTCCTCCAGGAGGTGGCCCATCGAGAGCTCGCGCCATTGCTCGACGACCTCGACGCCGAAGCCCTTCGCCTCCTCGATCGGCTCCTCGATCACGACCAGGGTGAGCTCTTGATTTTCATTAACTCGCCAGTTGATGATCCGGTCGGCGCGGTAGCTGGTGATCGTCGCGTGTAGGTTCTGGCTGTTCATGTCGGCCCGCGAGATCGCCCGGTTCCGGGCTGGGAAATCAGCCAGGAGACCGCCGCGTCCGTTTCTCATGACGTTCTCAAGGGTCCGGTGTGACTGGTTGATCAGGCCGCCGCCGGATCCGTCCAGGTCTGAGTTTATGAAATCCATCGAGGTCGGGATGTTGATCTCCGGCGCCCGCCGGTAGGCGATCCCGATCAAGCCCTCCAGGGTCCGGCCGGTCGCGTTAAAAAATACGGCCCGCTCCAGGTATTGCTCATAGCGGGCTAGGTTCTCCTCGGAGGTGTCGAGGACGTTCGGCCTGGGGAGATATGTGTCGCCGCGTTTTTTGATCGCTGGCTCGCCGGCGACGGCGTCGTCGATCTTGTTCCAGGCCGGGAGCCAGGCGGTCATCTCGGCGCGTTTATAGGTGACGTCGGTCGTCATATTGCGACTCCTAGCTTGAGATTAGTCATCGGGCGCTGGAGAGGATAGTCCCGGTGGATGTAGTAGCCGGCCGCGTCGTTCGGATGGTCGGCGTCGGTGTTCTTGTTAGGCTGCCCGTTCTCGTCGTAGGCTTGCTGTTCCAAGCTCTCGGCATAGGTCGGACATCGGTCCGCGTTGACCCGGTAGTGTCGCTCGCCCAGGGCGTTACAGAATAGGCCGTTCATGGCGTTGATCCGGTTCTTGACCGGCGGGTTCGCCTTCGGTGCCGAGATCCAGAAGCCGGCAGCCTGGAGGAGTTGGATGTCGGTGATCGAGGCCTCGACTGATTTCCTGGATCCGCCGCTGGAGTCCGGATAGACCCGGATCTGGCGGTCCTTGTTCCAGCGTGAGGCCTGGTCGTCCCAGGTCCAGAACCGCTCCTGGATCTGGCGGATCATGTCCGGGGTGTCATAGGCTCCGATGATCTCGTCGACCGCGTGAGGCCAGCCGTCGCGGACGACGTGAATGATCGCGGCCATCTTGCCGACATTGAAGTCCATCCCGATCCGGAGCTTGTCGTCCTCCTGGACCGTGGCCGTGCTCGCGTTCTTGCGGCGGTCATATTCTCGATAGATCGTACCCTGGCGGAGGTTCACAAATTTGCCGTGTAAGTAAGCCAGGACCGGGCCCTCCGAGTAGGTCTGGAGGAGGCCGTCGATGTAGCCGGGCGGGAGGTTCGCCGCGTTTTCGTAGGTGCTGGCCTGGATCATGCCGTAGAGCTTGGCGAGCTCGGGCTTATCCCGGACAGCCTTGACCCAGGTCGCCCAGGTAAAGAGAAAGCCCTCCGGCGTGGTCGTGACATCGATCCCGCCTTCGCCGCCGGCCTGGGAGATCCTGGCGATGATCTTCTCCCAGGCGAGGGTCGCCTTGCGGAGGACCAGGGTGTCGATCTCGTCGACCAGGGCATGGCCGACCTCGAAGCCGATCAGGTTGCTCGGTTTTTCCATCGACCGACATATCACGGTCGTCCGATAGAATCGGCCGCTGTAGAGGTGGACCTCCTTGTGACTCTCGCGGATCTCGACCCGGAGGTCCCAGTCGAAGGCAACCTTATCGATC